CAAGAGCTGCGATACCGAACGGTCCGGTAATGATCGCGAGTAAGAGTTCCCAGTTGTCTTTGATCCAGTTGAAAACAACTTTTACGGCTCCCCACATGATGTCGAAGCCTGCTTTTATGCCGTCGATGGCTTTTCCGAAGATGTCGAATTTGACTTGTAGTGCGATGAGGGCTGCGATGACTGCGAGGATGACGATTGCACCAGTGGCGACCCATAGAGCCGAGAATGATGCTGTCGTGACAGCGTTTACGGCAGCTGTGACCGCTTGGAGTGCGTTCCATGCTGCCATCGCTCCATTCACTAGAAGGACTGCTGTCGCGATTCCTGCGATCACTCCGGCAATGATGACGATCACGGTTTTGTGATCTTGAGCCCAGTCGCCGAATTTCTGCAGAGCTGGGATCAGCTTCATGGCGAGCGGTGCGATGATCGCTCCGATGGACTCCTTAAATTCGCCCATCTGAATTCCGAGTGATTTCATTTTGCCTTGGGTGGTATTTGCTGCAGTTGAAGCTTGACCAGAGAAGGTTTTGCCGAGAGCTGCGAATACTTCGTCGGTACTTGCTCCGCTCTTGATGAGTGCAGCGAGTTCTGGACTCAGTTTCTTCAGTGGTCCTAGTTGCCCGTTGAATGCTTTTGAGAGAGCGTCGGAGACAGCGCTGAGGTCTTTTCCTGTACCGGCAGAGATGTCTAGAGCGAGACCGAGGAGGTCTTGAGCTTTTGTGACGTCTCCAGTGCCTCGAACGAGTTTGTCTAATGCTGGGCGTAGTTCGTCGTCTGCGACTGCTGCAGCTATTGAAGTTTTGGTGATGAAATTCTCTACCGATTTCACTTGATTATCGGTAGCGCCTGCCGAGTTCTCAAGTGTTTTGGCGAGTTTTGCTGCAGCGACTTCGTCCTCTGCGAATGCTTTTACTGACGCGACAGCGACAGCTCCGAGAGCTGCGAGAGCGAGGCCTGCCGGAACTGCTGCTTTCTTGATGGCGAATGCTGCTCTCTCGCCGTTCGTCTCTAACTTCTTGAAGTCAGCGATCGCACGATCTATTCCTTTCGGATTCCATTCACTGACGATCGGGAGGTTGATAGCCACGAGTTATCTCCTCACTATGTTCTGCTCAGCTTTACCCATGACTTCAATCACGATCTGTTCTACTCGGTTCATCGTGTCCTCAAGGTGGCGTTCTCCTCCAGCCCAGACGAAGCGTGATGGGCCTCGTCCAAGTTTTGTCGTGAGTAGTCCTGCAAAGTTTGGTCGTGCTTTCAGAGGGTTCGTGTTGCGCGTCTGGTTCGGTCCTCGTCCAGCCATGTCAGCCATGCTGAGAGGTGCTCCCTTAGCGGTGATCTTTACGACAGCGAGAGACTCGAATTCTGCACCTTGAGCGAGGTTTCTTTTGCGGGCCTTGCGCGTGTCTAGTTTTGCGACGACTTTCTTCTGCTGGTTACCTTGCCATCCAGTGCGACCGTAATTGTTTCGGAAGCCTCGAGTCGGTCCCGTGATCGGGATCGTGTCGCGAATGCCTGTGAGGATCGGATCGCAAGCTGCGACGATGTCTTTTGTGATCTGTCGGCGAAGCATAGGGTCAATCTTGTTGATCTCCTTGAGCGCTTCTTTGAGACCGTAGTAGTCGATCCCTATCTCTGCGCTCATTGTTGCTTCCTCTGCTCGTTGATGATCTGGATGCAAGTTGCCAGATCATCGGATTCGAATGTTATGTCAGGAGGCCAGAATCCCGAAGCGACGAGCAGTTCTGCTAGTTGCCTCCGGTGGCCTCCTGCGTAGGGACTGATGACTCGGTCTCCACAACTTCTAGATCTTCAAGTTTTTTGATGAATTCATCAAAGGAGATCGGCACTGTATGACCTTGCGTACGACTGGCCTCATAAGCCATGTACGCGAGATCTTCCATACCGATTCCGTTGGATAGGTCGGATGCTCGGCGCTTCATTTTGCGTTCCCATGAGATGATGACGAATAGGTTCGTCTGCACTTCGTAGGTCTCGCCGTCTGTGAGCTTGACTCTGAGCGTGAGTTTCATGTGTTCTCCTTAGTCGGGGTTCGGATTACCTATGGTTTACGGTGTGATGTCTCGAGCGTATGTGCCACCCTTGAACATTGCCTCGACTACTGACAGTTCGCCGACCTTAGTGTTGATCGGTGTCACTGATTCCAAGTAGCAACCAGTGAGAGTGTACTCAGGGTTGGACGCTGTTTCCGATGTTCCAGAAGGGCTAATGACGATGGTGGAGATTACGCCGAACATGGAGTTCAAGTATGTTTCAATCTCGGTCGCGCCATAGCTCTGATACAAGGTGAGCGTAAGCTCATTCGAGTAGAGGCCTGCAGTAAACGTGCGGGAAGTTTGACCGAAAGCAGTATTTTCAAGAGCTTCGGCCTTTAATGTCAAAACCGCTGCTGAGCAGTGATCGGTCAGCGCCATCGACGAAGGGCTTGTGACATTGACTGTCGGATTTGATAGGTATGTGACTGTTGCTGGCATGGTTTTGTCCTTTATACGCGGCTAGTGCCGATTCTAATTGTGAGGTCATAGGCAGGAAGTTCAGCTGAGCCGATCTGTGCGATCGTGGGCCGTCCTGAAATTACTGCAAGTGTGGAGTTCATGAGTTGATCAACGACTCCGAGTATGTAGTCCGTAGTGTCTTGGTTGCCGGGTGGCGCGCCCAACACTCGGAGGTCAATCGTGATGTCCGCTGTCTGGTTATTGAACGAACTGAAAGTAGGAAGCTCAATGAATACAGTGAGAGGTCGAGCGTTCCGAGGATCAGTGACCGGCACAAGGCCGAGAGCGGTGATCGTTGCTGAGACAGCGTTGATCGTTTCGGTGAAGAGGCCTGCCATCTCATGCCACTTGCGATCTCTTGATACCGAGAAGCTGGTTGATTCGGCCCATAGATGCCACTGGTGCAGAGACCGTCATATCTTGAAAACTATTGAAGGAGTCAATGCTTCCGCGTTCACGGTACAGCGATGCAGCCATAAGGACGGCTCCTGCTTTTACTGCAGAGTCAGGAACGGTCGTGAGACTGTCGTGGTAGCCCGCTTGGACTCGGCGCTTGAAGCACCAAGCATTCGAGGCATTCACTGATGAGGTCATGAACGCTGTGTCATTGGCGGTCGCTCCGCTGATACCGAGAAATTCGGTGAGGTCGGCAACATTTATCCACGAGCAGGTCTGAGTCCAGACGAGAGATCCGACTGGATCAACTGCTTCGCGTGAGATGTCAGCTCCTACATCTTGGAAGAGGAGCTGATTCGGGATGATGACGTTCGTGTCGTAGAGATAGTCGCCTTGATAATCAACACCTACGAATAGGTAGGTCGGTACAGCGAAAACGACATGAGCGCCGTTGAGCTGTGCTGCACATCCTGAGAGTGTGATCGTCTGACCGACTGCGATGTCGGTTGATTCAAGAGTCTGAACGACGGCGACATTGTCTAGCACCATCTGGTGCGTGACTGTGTATGTTGCCATCGTTCAGATCTCTCTCTTCGGTGTTTCGGCTCAGGCCTTGGTGACGAACTTAGTGTCGTCAATCATCACGGAGGAAAAGTACCCTCTGAACTTGATGACCCGACCGAGTGCGCCGTCACTTAATTCCACAGATACAGCTCCGCGCTGTTGTTCCCAACATTCGAAGCCAGTGCTGTCACCAACATACGGCGAGTTCTGGGTGATATTGCGGTCCACGACAAGCGACAAGCCGAATGCGTTGCCGTTGAAAGTTGATGCCGAAGCACCAGTTCCGACTGCGTTCATTGGGCCGACATTCGGGAACAACGGACGACCAGCAGTGTCCACCAATGCACCAAGTGATTGGTAGTACGCAGGACTGAGAACCATCACGTTCGGCAAGTTACCGTTCGAGTTGTTCAAGATCTGAGCAGCTGCGCCGTAGATGAACGAGACCCAGTCTGCCGGGTCGGTGTCGTCTGCAAGTGCTTGAGTCTGGGTGACTCCTGCTTCGAATGTGGTGCAAGCTGCGATGTCGGTCTGGTTCGCGTACACGCGAGCCATGTCGTCAATGAGAGCGCCGAGAACCTCTGGTGAGGTCATGTCCATTGACTCTTCAGAGAGCTTGACATAACCGCCATACAAGGCTTTGGTGATCTGAATGTCGTCCACGACGAAAGTTCCCTGATCAAGCGGTACTAGCTCGCCATTGCTTGCACCAATGGTCGTATTGACAACTACCTTCGGGCGAATGAAGACCTTGCCACTGGCGGGCATCTGACGGACGCCCATTGCAGTGATCAACGGACGATAGTTCGCGACAAAGTTGTTGTAGATCGGCGAGATGATCGGGACGGGCAGGATGCCGGGTGTGTCGGTCGTAGTGACGTTAGGTGCAGAGGCGACGATGCGGGAGTTGAATTCTGCGAATTCAGATCCGCCGGCGACGAACTTGACCATGTATTCGGCAGCGGTCGGAAGCTTGAACTCACGCTTCGGTGCTGCGAACTGGATCGGAGCAGTGGGTACTGCTGAGGCTTCAATTGCTTCTGACATTTCATCCTCCTCGGATGGTTGGGTTGGGGTTGGTATTACTTCTTCTTCGTCGGGTGCTTCCTCTTCGGGTGAAGAGGCCGCGACTGAATACACCTGAGCGTCGGCGTATGCCGGTGAAGTGACGACCGACAATTCGACGAACTTAGCCTCAGAGACCTCTAAGGTCCCGTCTGCTAGGCGCTTGAACTTTGTTGGCACTGCTCCGACCGAAACGCTGTCTAGCGCGCCGTCGGCGAGAAGTGCGAGAGTGTCGTCAGCTGCTCGAGTGGCGCTCAGCTTGGCAACGAACATCATTCCTTCGGCGGTGGATACTCGTTCGGTCACTCTGCCTATGACGCGCGTGTCGTCATGAAATTCTAGGAGTTTCGGCATCGGGCCATCTTCGGGAAGCGAGCCCTCAAGAAAGACCACAGATTCGCCACCGCTGAGAGTCGCTTTGACATTCCAAGGAACGGCAAGGCCTGTGATCTGACGAGTTGGTTCGCCGTCGGCGGACGCGTCAAGTGTGATCTGTTGAGCGGTGAGTTGAATCATGATGGCATCTCCTGAGGTGTTCG